ACCGATCACTCTTATTGGATTGTTCCGGGAACACTGGAGGACTAAATGGAATTCTATTCACGAGACACCACGGATCGGTGGATTGAGATCAGAGAAGATCTTTATACCCGACTGCAGGAAGCCAAGGAATATGCAGAACGTCTCAAGAAGCACGTTGCATTTGACCCCTATGATGGGGGACTTAATGACGGCGAATTGAATGCAGTTCGAGAAGAGATCGAATTTCTGCAGGGAATCATTGATAAGATCGATCGATCGTCAATGCGACGTCGCATTGATAAGATCGAGAGATCATAATGACAAAGGACCAACTATTATGTAAGGGCATTCGTGCAGATCGTATTGAGATTGAAGCACAGATATCGGATCTTGAGTCTGATCTTAATAGCCTGCAGCAACTTTGTCCCCATATAAATGCTACTAAGACCTATAAGTCTTCCAGCGGGAATTATGATCCCTCTATGGATCGTCAATGGTTTGAATATGAATGTCCTGATTGTGGAAAGCGATGGACGGAGGATAAGTGATGCACAATCTTACAATCATAAAGTCTCCTACCATTAAGGCTGACTTCTCAGCCGATCAGTGGGAACTGTTTACAATGTCTTTCCCTCGGGATGAAATTGAGTCCATAGCAAATAGACTGAACAATGAACTAGAAGACTATGTCAATAATGGCTATACCATACAAGAGACTCTTAGTGGTATGCATGATATTATGAAGAAGTTTAGTAAATATGGTGCCTATGACTCAGAACCTATTCGCTTTCTTGAACGTGTACTAGAGGAGATCTATAAGTGATGAAACTATCTTTAGAATTAAATTATGAAGCCTATGATGATGCCTTCCTTCAGATGCTCTATGAAGGATATGAAGCCTGTTACTATTCGTTTGTTGAAGATAGTAATAAAATGGCTCGAGATCCAGCACGTTATGAATATCTTGCAGAAGATGTTCTACACAATGCTGCTGTCTGTGGTGCATATGAAACTCTGGCCGAACACTATACTGCTGGGGACGGTCATAAGCGTAAGCTACAGGCCATCCGTGATCGTATTGAATATGGGCAGAAACTCGTCAAGGGTATGAGTAATGGATAGAGAGTTAGTAGTTATCGTTATTGGAGCGATAGCTATTGCAATAATAATGACTTTTGTCATTACCATTGGCGGTGATCGGCAGGAATGGCTTGATCAACATTGTAAGGTTATTCATCGAAATCCCGATCGCACCGTCATGGAATATGACGTATCTCTTAAAATGGTGATGCCCAAAACTTATTTTGGGCGAGTGTTCTATGAATGTGATGATGGAGAATGGCATGACTGATTTTACTACGCTTACTGATAAACAACTAACCGAGGAAATGGATCGTCTCTGGCGCCAGCATATGTATTATATGGCTGCTGAAGGTAATTGGAATCAAGAGGCTGCTGCTCGTGGAGCCAATGAAAAGGAATACTGGGCTTGTGTCGATGAATGCCATAAACGTGGTCTTGAATCGCTATGATCTCCTTTGAGGATACCAGAGAATACGAATTCGTGTCGGAGGATCCGGTAACTATTTCGGACGGTTTGGCTGTTTGTCAAACCGCTTCTTTGGAGATTTCGAAGAAGGTTCCTTCGAACGTAACTGAACTTATTGCCTTCTGTATGAATAGAGGGTATATTAAGGTTAAAGTGAATAAACTAAAGAAACGTAGAGATTGGATTAAGCTATGACTGATAACGAAAAGATTGAAGCTAAGATCGCTGCTATGGAAATGCTTATGATCCATGGGTATATTTCTCTTTCTAAGTATCTGGAGTTTCTTCGGAGTGTAAATAAGTAGACCGTCTCTTTAAACAGCGAAAGCCTATATAATGAGTGATTTTATTTTTAGTAAAAAGTTCCATCTTTGGATGATGTGGATTAATGGTTTCTTTGTATTGTGTAATGCATTGCTAATGTATGTTGCAGATTATCCTACTGTAAATTTTATGTGTGCTCTAATTTCTCTATTAGGGTTTTCCGCATCATATGTTATGTATAAAACTCAATCTTAAACATAAGGAATAGTAAATGACAAACGCTCATTATTATGTTTTAATGCATAAGAAAAAGGGTTTGGTTCTTGGTTTCTATTCTTCAATAGAAGAAGCAGAATCAGCTAAACAGATTTTTTCTAGCCTAAATTCAAATGAATACGTACCCCTCAGTGAGATGGAAATTATAGAAACGAATTCAACCCTACAAAAGATTTAAAAGGAACTCGTATGGCAAAGGCAACTAAAAAATATAATCAGTCTAATTTGTTCGAGTTTAAGCCAGCCAATGATATTTCAGAAGAAGAAATTATTGAGTTGTCTAATCTTATTCGTATTGGCGTTTCTGGAGAAATTTTAAACAAAGCTTCTGACAATCTCAAGAAACATTTTGTTGAGGTTAAGAAGGCAGCATAAAGGATATAATATGTTTTTTGACCCAAAGCTTGTTGTAGTTGTTTTACTACTAGTGGGCACCTTTCAGCCTCGAGCAGCTTTTGCTCTATTGGCTGGTTGGTTTCTATATCATAATTGGCATGCCTTTTTTGTATAAGGAGCGAAAATGAAACTCGTTGCAGCTATTGTCTATATGTGCATTGCGGGAATGTGTACCGAGCAACATGTAGAAATTGAATCTAAAGCATGTAAGATTGGTCCTCTACATGGTAAAGTAATGGGGGCTGAAGCTAAATTTGGTATACGTTGTCAGGGATGATTCAATATATACCAGTCATATTAATTTGTAATTCTATGCTTTCCGATTTTGAATGTAAAGAAGGTGGTCGAGATACAACAATTATCATGGGAGAAATACAAAACACTCCAATGAGTTGTGCAAAAGAAGGCTATGAAAGAATAGCAAAGAGTGCTCTTGCTCCGAGGCAAGGCGATATCTTTTATGTCAAAGTGAAATGTGTTCCAAGGGATATGAGTCGTGAGCGCTGAAGTTATACCTTTTCCTAAAACCAAAAAGCAGTTAGAGTTAGAAACTATGAAAGACTTTGTCAGTAAGGCAAAGACTATCATTGCACGTAGTATTGCCGAAGAAATGAAGCAATACGATGTACCTAATGTAATGGGTGTTCCTGTAGAAGAGCCAAAAACTCGTCAACAATATCAAAACATTCTAAAACAGTTTCTTGAACCAGAAGATTATCAAGATATTCTTTGCGGTATTTTAGATAAAGAACATTATGATAGTCTTGAGCGACCACTTCAAAAGATTATTGATGCATATTACTCGTTCTCATCATGACTGAGAAAAAAAGAATTTGGTTAGAATTATTGCTCATGTGCGGATATTTGATTATCCCATATTTCGATGCAATATATATAACACAGAAGATGAAGGACTCTGGCACCTTAATGGAAGTCCAGTGTCACGATGACCCTAAAAATTGTTGGATTCAAGTCAAGGATAAACGACATGAATGAATGGCAGTATACTAATCAATTTTTTCTCGAAGGTAAAACGCATTATGTAGAGGGAGGGTCTATAAAGGATTGTCCCTATAATTATCTTTCCGTAGATCAGAGCAACGAGAGGCTAGTTCAGTCGGAACACTATCGTGAACGAGAGTGGTATGCTGGGTTCCATCAGGGTTTTCAGGACTCTCTCGAAGCCAAAAAGATCGCTTGACTTTTTTAAAATATCGAGCTATACTATGTATATGATGGTTGATGTGAAGGAGAAGTAAAATGGCTCATGAAATCGAATTCGTTGATGGTGTCGCTCAGATGGCTTATGCTGGCGATGTTCCGTGGCATGGTCTTGGTGTTAAGGTTCTCGGGGATCTCACCCCGGAACAGATGTTGGAAGCTGCTGGTCTCAATTGGGAAGTCCAGAAGTTTCCTACTTTTGCTATTCTGGATGAAAACGATCCGGATAGTGTAATGGAGACAGGTCAGTCTGCTCTTGTTCGTATGAAGGACAAGAAGATGCTTGACGTTGTCTCTGACGACTGGAACCCCGTGCAGAATGCAGAGGCGTTCGACTTCTTTAATGAGTTTGTGATGGCTGGCGATATGGAGATGCATACCGCTGGTTCGCTAAAGGGAGGTCAGATCGTTTGGGGTCTCGCAAAGATCAAGGAATCTTTCGAGCTTTTCAAAGGAGATCAAATTGACTCTTATCTTCTATTTTCTAATTTCCACAAGTATGGTTTCTCTACTGACGTTCGGTTTACGCCGATCCGAGTCGTTTGCAACAATACGCTCTCGCTCTCGCTCAGTTCGAAGGTAGAGCGTATGGTCAAGATTTCCCATCGTAAGCAGTTTAACCCTGCTAACGTGAAGGATATGCTTGGCATTGCAACCGACAAGCTCCAGAAGTATAAGGAGATGGCTCAGTTCCTTGGTTCGAAGAAGGCCAAGACTGAAACGATCGTCGAGTACTTCGAGCGTATCTTCCCGCTGGCTGGTGCTACTTCGGAAGATAAGGTTGAGGGTAAGCGTTCGAAGAATGCCAATATGGCTCTCGGTATTCTCGACACTCAGCCTGGTAGCGAATTCGCTCAGGGCAGCTGGTGGCAGCCTTTTAACGCTGTTACGTTTATGACCGATCACGTTCTCGGTCGTACGGCTGACACTCGAATGCAGTCGGCTTGGTATGGCTACAACAAGGGTCTCAAGACTAAGGCTCTTGAGCTTGCAGTAGAAATGGCCGAACAAGCGGCATAAGTTACAGAGGACGGTAGCCCCAAGTCCAGCTACCGTCCTCGTTCCATTTTTTATATCTTCTAGAAGCTAATTCAGACATACGTTTTCTATGTTCTGAAGACTTCATATGATTTTTATCTCCTATGAGTTTAGGGAGATATTTTCCGCAATCTTTATAAAACCCCTGCTGTTTTTTAGTATTAGCTGCCTTTATAGAGTTTTCTCTTACACGTTGATCTTCTTTTGTCAAACCTTTGTTCCAAGGTTTGGTAGGATTATTTTGTTTTGCTTGAGAAATTCTTTTGCCTATTTCAGCGACGTAAGGATCTTCTTTTGTCAAACCTTTGTTCCAAGGAATAATTTCTTGGTCTGGACAATAGGTTTTTATATCATAATTAAATTCGATAGGTTCGAGACCTAATGCTTTACCGATTGGATCATAAATATCCATGCTGATGCTCCTTCTTAGCGTTAGAGTCCGTAGAGCTCCCAACTCGTGACGGACAATAATATTTAGTTGTCTTTGACCCTTATATAAAGTATAATATGTATACGATTGAAGGAGATATTCATGGCTCGTCGCCCAGCACTCATTAAGCGTAAACCAAAGACTATTCGGGTCTCTCGATCCGAACAGTATATTGTGAACAAGAAATATCTGGGCGACGAGCCTCTTATGACCCAGGATGTCAACGAGGGTCAGTGTTTCACATGGTATAACTACATGTGCACTGCCAATGATGCTCGTGATTATCTAAAGGAATATTTCAAGAACACTGGTAAGCCAGACCTAGCCAAGAAGCTTTCGAGGATCTCCGACGTAGATATTCCTTTGACTGCTGCTTGGATTGCACGTATGATCTCTCGTGGTCATAAGCCATCGGGAACTACGATGCAGTTTTTCAGTTCTAAGATCCTAAATATGTGGGACAAGGCGAAGGAAGAACCCAAGGAGGAATCAGAAACTCCGAGGATTTCTATCCAGGATCGTATGCGTGAGAAAACTCATGATATTTTGGGAGAGATTGAAGGATTGATTGACGATTACATCTACGAGAATGTAGAGTTTTCGATGTATGAGTGGCTGCAGAGCAACAATATTCCTGCAGCCTATGCTACTTCAATCATTGCTAAATTTTCCCCAGTGCTCGACGAATTGCTTGAAGCGTATGAGGGAAAAGATGATCAGCTTAAAGAAGGTTATCGTCACCTTAAAAAGACAGAAATCAAGAAACTCGTCTCGTTCTACAACACCCTCATCGAAGATGCGGAGAGATATTCTTCAAATACGAAGAAAGTTAGAACGGCTCGCAAGCCACGAGCAGTATCAGTTGAGAAGAAGATCAAGGGTCTCAAGTTCCAAAAGGAAGATGCAACTTATAAAATTGCTTCAGTGTCACCGGAAAAAATCATCGGTGCAATGGAACTCTGGACTTTCAATACAAAGTATAAGACGATTACGAGGCTTACAGCGATTGATCGTGGTGGGCTACAGGTCAAGGGAACTAGCATTACGAACTATGACGAAAGTAGTTCTATTTCCCGCTCTGTGGGCAGGAAAGAACCGAACGATTTTCTCAAGCGCATACTTGAGGGTGGTAAACTTGTTCTACGAAAAGTCCTTGATGATCTCAAGACAGAAAAGCCTCTTGCGTATCGTATCAACGAGAACACGATTTTGTTGAGGGTGGTTCAATGAACACTAAAGATGTAGAATTCTACGAAGACTTTAATGATATAAAGATCGTAGCAAAGTTCCTTCTCGAAAAAGAAGGAGTATCAAGGGAAGAAGCGTTGAATGCTTTTTCTCGTATCACAAATTACGATGTTGCTTTGCTTAAGAACATCGTAAATAATACCGAAAGGAAATAAGATGAATAAGATTATCTTATCGACTATCGCTGCCATGCTTATGGGTGGTAGTGCAATTGCTGGCGACGTTATTGCGCCTCCAGTTACAAAGTATGTTGAAGTTCCTCTACCTCCAAAGCGTCCAACCAATTTTGGTAAGATTGATTATCAAAAGGTTGCTCAAAAGGTTCAGGAAGTAACCACAAGGAAGTGATGATGAAGAATATCATGTATGGTGTGATTATCTCTTCAATGTTAACTGGCTCTGCTTTATCAGCAGAGTCAGAATTGAAGTGTTATGAAAATAAAGAATTTATGAAGATGATTGATGATAAAGCTCTTGTTACTCTTTATAATGGTATAAAGAATGATAAGATGAATGAAGTTATGATGTCCAAAGATCGGCATCTGTTTATCATTGAATACGATAAGTCTTCGGATGGAAATGCAATGGCAGCAAAGCAATATTGCGTTGTTGGTGTTTTAGACGACGTTACATTTAATGATAAAGCGATTGAATATCTAGGTCAGTTGCTTGAAAAGGTAAAAGGACAAAAGACATGAGTATTCTTGGACCAGATGGTGCAATTGCTGCTAGCAGTCTCCCAACGGGAGGCGTTGATAAGAAAAAGCCGATTGTAGATTTTCGTATGGTAATGTTTCCTAAGATGATGGTTCATCCTCAGACTAAGGAAATGGTAATGGTTCCAATGCAGGATCTTCAGTATCAACGTGAAGGTTCTACTGAATGGTTTTCTGTTGCTCTTCATGAAACTGAAAAGCACGATTATAATCCGGAGGATAAGAATGAAAAAGGTTTATATAGCAATAGCAATGGTGTGTCTTAGTCTGGGTGTTGCTGGCTGCGCTGAGTTGGCGACCGTCGGTAAGTGCATTGTACGGGACAGTTCTAACAGACCGTGCCACTAAAGAACCACCACATCCCCTAATTGAAGAATTTGAAAACGAAATTCCAAAAGAATAAATAAAGTTTGCCGAGGTCGTTGAGACTTAGCATATAGGTTGGTAAGACAGGGGTGCGAATCCCCTCACCTCCACCATAAACTGATAAAATCCTGTCTATTATAAATAAGTATGATTGACAGGAGGATTAAATGAAACACATACATCATATTGTTCCCAAACATTTAGGCGGAACAGATGAACCAAATAACTTGATAGAACTTACTATTGAAGAACATGCCGAAGCCCATAGAGTTTTATATGAAACACATGGTCACTGGCAAGATTTATTGGCTTGGAAAGGTTTGTTAGGTCTTCTTACTTCTGACGAATGCACTTTTATAGCAATTCGTGAAGGAGCAAAAAAAGGCGCTGCAATAACCAATGCTATTAGATGGGGAAATGGTAAGAAATCTGCCACTGGTAAATGGATAAGATCAGGCGTTCCTTCTCCTTATGAAAAAGGAACAGATGGCAGAAAAATTAGAAACAAGAGATATTGGTTCAATGATGGCGTTTCCGAAGGACAGTTCTCTTTAGAGGATTATCCTAAAGATTGGGTTCGTGGTAGATTAAAATCTGTTATGAAAAAAACGAATCCATATGTCAGTTTATGATGGGGGTGTATAGGCTCGATTATCTACATTAAGGCTTCGAGGAGACCAAAGGCGAAACGTAGATGCAAACGATAATGATGCATCATTTGAAGGTTACGCTCTAGCAGCTTAATCCTCATTGGGTTGGCGACTGACCTAGAAACAGAACAGTCGCATTTTCATTTTGAAAGGATATATTATGAGTAACAAAGACAAATATACGGGTATGCGTGAGTTCAACTTTGCTCTCAGTACTAATGTCTATATCTGCGCCGTTGCAGGTCTATTTCTGGGAGCTATTCTGGGTTATTGGGCGACAGGCGTAATTGAGATCACATTGGCTTCTGCAATTACGTTCTTTGTTCTTTCTGGCATTTTTGGAATGTTTGTATAAACAACTTGCTTTTCCATTCGGATCAGCGTATAATACTAACAATGGTCCCGTAGCTCAGCTGGATAGAGCAACAGACTTCTAATCTGTGGGTCGCACGTTCGAATCGTGCCGGGATCGCCATTTCTTAACGGAGAACAAAATGTCAAACCGTAAGCTTCATTGGTTCTGGAACAGTTCTTTGGTAGACAAATTTCATCAAACGCTTCTAAACCTTTCATCATGGATTTGGCGTAAACAGTCAGGTCGCTAATCTGGAGAATATATTATGGCAAATTATCGTGAAGAAGATCATGGCCTAGCATATTACATTACTCTAACTGTAATATGGCTTGTCTTTTTTGTTGGATGGGTGATGAACATTATTGCTATCTGGAATACAATGGACAATCCTGTAACCGCTAAGTTTATTCTTCGCTGTATTGGTGTTTTTGTTGGCCCTGTTGGTTCTATCCTAGGATATCTATCATGAATAATTATGAATTGCTTTGGGAATGCTTTATGTCTGAACAGATGACTACTGCTCAGTTAGAGCAGCATCTCAAGGAAGATCCAGAGTTTGCTGTATTTGTAAGAGAAAAGCTCGATCAAATTGAGGATTCAGAATGAACAAACTACTGATCTCTGCATTAGTTCTATTCTCTACCTCTGCTCTAGCAAACTATGATATAGTAGTTTCGAAACGCAGCCAGTCAATGACAATTTACGAGGATGGAGAGTTAATTGAACGTTGGCCAGTATCTACAGCCCGGAAGGGATATTATACGCCAACTGGAACTTTCCGCCCTTATTCTTATCAGCCTATACATTATTCAAAGAAATATGACAATGCTCCCATGCCGCACTCTATATTCTTTTCTGGTGGTTATGCTATTCATGCTACCCCTCACGTGGGCAATTTGGGTCGACCTGCTAGTCACGGATGCGTTCGGTTGAGTCCAAATAACGCTTACACTCTTTACAATATGACCAAAGGTGAATCTACGACAATCACAATCAAGGATTAGTTCTATGGACACAATCAAAGAGACTTATGCATACTCTCATGCTAGCACTGTAATGTGGTCATTACAACAGGAGTTGAACAGACATAAGGCTCGAAGATTGAACGATAGTCATATACAACAATATCTTGAACGACGAATAGCCGAATTGAAGGAATATGAAAAACAATGCTTAAAAATTCAGGCTTCATAGAAGAAGTAGAAAAACTCTGTCAAGATAAAAATATTGAATATATTGACGCCGTAGTTTTTTGGTGCGAGAAAAATAATCTAGAAATAGAGACTGCGGCGTATTGGATACGAAAAGACCCAGTAATGAAGTCTAAGATTCAATTGGAGGCTGAAAACCTTAATGTTCTGAAACGTGGGGCTAGATTGCCGATATAAATAGTGGGTGAACCATTGTTGGAGGCTAATATGCGCATAAAAACAATCGGTAAACCCTCACATATATCCCTGCCAATAGTCAAGAAGGCGGCGAATTTTTATGGAAAATATCTCATTGGAGGGGGTAAACTTTACAACAACTTAAAGTTGACTATCCAATTTGAGAAAATGGATCATATCGACGGAGACTACGCTTATTGCGACTGGACTGACGACAGTCAGCAGAAAAGAGAATTTACTATAGGCGTAGATAGAGCTCTTAACAAGAAAGAAACATTACTAGCTTTAGCTCATGAAATGGTCCACCTAAAGCAATATGCTAAAGGTGAAATGAAAGACATTTGGAAGCCAGTACGCATGGTCAAATGGCAGGGTGAAAAATACCTCCACGAAGAGATGGATTATTGGGAATGTCCTTGGGAAATCGAGGCTTATGGCCGAGAGAAAGGACTTTATTTTAAATTCATAAATTATATGAGAGAGGGAGAACCTGAAATAAAATGTCAGCCTTCGAAGCGTATAAAGATTATGGCTCCACAGAAACAACCTAAGATTGCTTCTTCAAACGCCACCATTCTTTAATTTTTTCGGATTGTTGTCGTTTGAATTCTTCGCTTCTGGTTTTGCCTTTTGTTTTTTGTATTCTTTTTTCGATTGTTTCTTTTGATTGTTTTTTGCCAGATGCTTTCGATCGTAACTTTTGAATAGTTTCTTCTGAGTAGACTCCAGTTTTTCCTTTGTTCCAGACGGTTGCTCCATCTGGTCCTTCGCCACCATCCGAGCGATTATGGAGAATACCATTGTTTAAATCTTTTCTTCCATACCAACGTATTAAACGTCGTTCAATAGCGCAAGCACCAACGTTGGTTAGATTAGTTTCAAGAAATATTATTTTTGATTTGTCTTTGGGAACTGATACGCTATGAGATTTATTAAAGGCTCTTCGACCTTTGCCCTTGCCGATATAATATGGGGAGTTGTCTGATGCTCGGATATATGCGTATACGTAATAAATATTCATGCTGGACCTCTTTAACAGGTGTAGAGTCCGTAGAGCGCCAACTCGTGACGGACATCTTTATTTAGGTATTTTGACATGTCAGCCTTTGAAGCATATAAAGAATACGTGGCTTTAAAAAACCACTTCACCAAAACTGATTACGACTACATTAAATACAACGGAAAGACAGGTCTGAAACATACTTCTTTCGAGAAGCGTAAGGATAAGATATTCTTTGAAAAACTTGCTAAGAATGAGAATTATCACGAGTTTCTTGTTGCTAATCTTAGCGATAATCCAAAGTTATGGATACGAGATATTGCATATTCTGAGACCGCCCAATTAACATACCAAAATTGGAAAAAGCGTAATCAGTCCCTCACCTACAATTTCAAAAATGATTTTAAGAAAATCCTACAAGAATCAGGAGGGCAGCATCATCCTGCTGCTTTGAGGTTATATCTTGGCAACGAGATCAGTTTAGAGTCTCTCTGTGTCTTTATTAAAATGACTAAAGCGATGGCTCAGTGGGACTCTAAACTTGAATACGACCCGATATGGGAAGAAGTCCGATTGAAGGTTGTGAAATATACTCCATTTATAAAATATGATATTGAGAAAATCAAGCAGGTAATGCTTGACATAATGAGCGATATGGGGTATACTAAATAATGTTGGGTGATACAAATACCCATCATACAATTGTCATACACTGTTATACGGAGAATATACATGGTAGATTTTAAGTCCCTCAAGGCAGCTTCTGGTAAGAAGTCTCTCGAATCCCTAACATCAGAACTCAATAAGCTATCAGGCGGCGAAGGCAAGGGTGCCGACGATCGCTTCTGGACGCCAACAGTCGATAAGGCTGGTAATGGTTATGCTGTTATTCGTTTCCTCCCTCCGCCAGCTGGCGAGGATGTTCCCTTCGTTCGTATCTTTGATCATGGTTTCCAGGGTCCGGGCGGATGGTATATCGAGAACTCACTAACAACTCTTGGTAAGAACGATCCAGTTTCTGAGTATAATTCTAAGCTCTGGAATTCGGGTATTGAAGCTAACAAGGAAATTGCTCGTAAGCAGAAGCGTCGTCTTCACTTCATCAGCAATATTCATGTTATCAGCGATCCAGG